CATTAAAGAAGTTGAAGATCCTGCCATGTGGGTTAAGGCTAATCCAAATATTGGATTGACTGTAACCTATGAAGTGTATCATCTTGACGTTGAAAGAGCTGAAAAAGCACCTGCAACTCGAAACGATATCCTTGCAAAGCGGTTTGGTATTCCAATGGAAGGTTACACGTACTTCTTTACGTATGAAGAAACACTTCCACATAGGCCAAGAAGTTTTGATGGCATGCCTTGTGCTTTGGGTGCTGACCTTTCACAAGGTGACGACTTTTGTGCGTTTACGTTTATGTTCCCTATTAAAAATGGCTCATTTGGAATCAAAACTCGTAGTTACATCACGAATTTGACTCTAATGAAATTGCCTGGAGCTATGCGTAGGAAATATGAAGAATTTATGGCCGAAGGAAGTCTTCATGTACTAGAAGGAACGGTTCTAGACATGATGGAAGTGTATGAAGATCTAGAAGGATTTATCAATCACTTCGAATACGATGTTCGATGTCTTGGGTTTGACCCATACAATGCCAAAGAGTTTGTTACTAGATGGGAACTTGAAAACGGCCCGTTTGGTATTGAAAAAGTTATTCAAGGTGCAAAAACCGAATCGGTTCCTTTAGGAGAACTGAAGATCATGGCAGAACAAAGAATGTTGATCTTTGATCAGGATTTAATGACATTTGCTATGGGTAATGCTGTAACCTTGGAAGACACTAACGGTAATCGTAAGTTAATGAAGAAGCGCGTTGACGAGAAGATTGACAATGTTTCTGCAATGATGGATGCTTACGTTGCGTATAAAGCGAATAAGGAGGCGTTTGAATGATCATCGCATATCGATATTTGAGCGCCCCGAAGGAGGTGATGTGGTTTGGCAATAGCCGATAGAATTAGAAGAGTTCTAAACACTTTCCTCCAAAACGAACCAGATTTTTCTAACTCAGCCCCAGGCCCAAGTTCTAGTCAGCCGTCTGATAAGAGAATCCAAAGATACTATTATAATGACAAGTCGATGATTTCGTCTTTGTATAATAGAATCGCTATGGATGTGGCTGGCGTTCAAGTTAGACACGTTCAAACGGATGAAAATCATCGCTATTCGGAAGACATGGAGAGCAGTCTACAAGAGTGTTTTATTCTCCAACCGAATATTGATCAAGGGCCAAGACATTTTCGACAAGACGTTGCACAAACTCTATTTGATGTAGGTGTTGCTGCTATTGTTCCTGTTGATTATAAAACAAACGACGAAGGAACTCAAATCCTCGACGTTCTCTCGATGCGTGTGGGGGAAATTACAGCGTGGTTTCCGCATCACGTCCGTGTTAGTGTATATAACGAAGATGAAGAAGTAGGTCGTCGACAAGAAGTAATTCTTCGAAAAGATCTTACTGCAATTATTCAAAATCCGTTATATGCAGTAATGAATGAGCCGAGTGGTACACTACAACGATTGATGCGTAAGCTGACTTTGTTGGACGGTATCGATGAGGCCACAGCATCTGGTAAATTGGATCTAATTATTCAATTACCTTATGTTGTTAAATCAGAAGCTAGAAAACAGCAAGCTCAACAGCGTGCAGCAGACATTGAGTTCCAGCTAAAGGGCAGCCAATATGGTGTTGCTTATACAGATGGTACTGAAAAGATCACCCAGCTGAACCGACCTGCAGAGAACAATCTTCTCAAGCAGATTGAGTATCTGGTTAATCTGTTGTATGGCCAGCTAGGTGTTACGCCAGAGATTATGAACGGCACAGCCGACGAAGCAACAATGCTAAATTATTACAATAGGACAGTAATCCCTATTGTTGAAGCTATTGTTGAAGCAGAGATTCGAGCATTCATTGGTAAACATGGAATGGAGCGCAACGAATGGATCATGTACTTTAGTGATCCGTTTAAGTTTGTTCCACTAGGTCAGTTGGCAGACATTGTCGACAAACTTGCTCGAAATGAAGTGATGACATCCAATGAATTCAGACAAAAGCTTGGTCTCAAGCCGTCCAAAGATCCAAAGGCGGACCAGCTAATCAACAGCAACATGCCACAATCAACACCAAACTCAGAGGTTCAGAATTCTGAAAGGAACAGTCAAAATGAAAGCTGATTTCAGCGGTTGGGCGACCTACGCCAATGTCCGCTGTTCAGATGGTAGAACAATCATGCCCGATGCCTTTGCGCATCAAGATGGTATGAGGGTTCCGCTTGTCTGGCAACACGGACAACACGATCCAGAAAATGTTCTCGGCCATGCAATCCTCTCGGCAAAGCCCGAAGGTATGTGGGCAGAAGCATTTTTCAACAAGACGGCGAAGGCGGTTCATAGTAAAGAATCCGTTGTCCATGGCGATATCACAATGATGTCGATTTGGGCTAATCAACTCAAGGAAAAGGCCAAGAATGTTCTTCATGGATCAATTCGTGAAGTAAGTCTGGTTCTTGCCGGCGCTAATCCTGGCGCAAAGATTGTGAATGTGTCGATTCGTCACTCAGATGATCCTGATGATGTGGATATTCTGGAAGACGAAGTAATCATTCATACCGGCCTCGAAATCGAAATCGATGATGAGGAAAAGAAAGAAGAAACCAAGCCGGAAGAAAAGACGATCGAGCATGCCGAAGATGAGGGCTTTGACCCGCAAGCGGTTTATGACTCGTTCACTCCCGATCAGCTGAAGCTGGTTCATTTCCTCGTGGGGGAAGTCGAACTCGAGCAGGGCGGAGAAGGCGGCGAAGCCAAGCAAGACGACATGCAACACTCTAACAATGATCCAGAAGGGACAAACATGAACACCCGCAACGTTTTCGAGAACCAGAAGAAAGGTGAAGGCGGCACTTTGACACATGCTGAGTTCCGTCATTCAGAGCTTGGTGAACAATTCGCTACGCTCCTGGCTGATGCTCGAGAAGATGGCGTTAAGAGCGTCAAGAAGGTTATTGACAAGTTCGTGCTCGAGCACGGTATTACCAACATCGAAACGTTGTTCCCAGAAGCTCGTGACATCAATGGCGGTGCTCCCACGTGGATCACTCGTCGGATGGAGTGGGTGGAACCGTTTATCGGAGCTTGCTCCAAGGTTCCCTTCGGACGGATCAAGACTCGTACTGCCGATCTGACTTTCGAGCAGGCTCGTGCCAGGGGTTACATCAAAGGCACGCTGAAGAAGGAGCAATTCTTCGCTATCAGTCAGCGAGAGACCACGCCTAAGACGATCTACAAGAAGCAGAAGTTCGATCGTGATGATATCATTGATGTGGAGGACTTCGACTTGATCGCCTGGATCAAGCCCGAGATGCACTTCATGCTTCGTGAGGAAATTGCTCGTGCGGCTCTTGTTGGTGATGGTCGTGCATTCGACGACGAAGACAAGATTGACGAAGAGAAGATCCGTCCCATTGCAACCGACGATGAGTTCTATACGACTCAGGTCTATGTCAATGTGGAAGATGCCAGCTCTTCGATGCATGAAGTTGTCGACTCCGTGATCATGAATCGGTCCAAGCTCAAGGGTTCTGGTCAGCCGAACTTCTACACCACCGAGTATTGGATCGCTCGATTCCTGACAACTCGTAACCCCGACACGAACGAGCGCATGTTCAAGTCTGTTGCTGATATTGCCACCGAACTTCGTGTTCGTGAAGTGATTCCGGTAGAGATTCTTGAGGATTCTCCGACTATCGTGGGTATCATTGTCAACCCTGTTGATTACACCTTTGGCTCGGCTCGTGGTGGTCAGATTACTGACTTCCAGGACTTCGACATTGACTACAACCAGGAGAAGTTCCTTACGGAAACTCGCCTTTGTGGTGCGTTGACGAAGTACAAGTCGGCTCTGGTCATCAACAGCGTTCCTGCTGGTGCTGCTCTGGTTGTCCCGGTTGAGCCTACGTTTGATCCTGAGACTGGTGAACTCACCATCACTAACACCACCGGTGTTGTGTACAAGCACGGTGAAGACGTTGTCAATGCTGCTGGTTCGCCGTACACCGTTGATCCTGGTGACACCTGGGTCATCGATGCAACGCCTGCCTCGGCTAGCTACTACTTCGCCGACAGTGACGTCGATGAATGGACGTTCACCGCAGACGAGTGAGCAATTGAGGAGTTTTGATGGCACGCTTTTACGGAAATGTTGGATACGGGGAATCACAAGAAATCCCTGCAAATTCCGGTATATGGAAAGATGTAATCACCGAAAGAGCATATTACGGTGACGTCATTCGAGATAATCGGAAACTTGAACCCAACGATGGGGTCAATAGCGATATTTCTGTGGAAAGATCTATCAGCATTATTGCTGATGAAGAAGCCATCAAACATTGGCATCTAATCAAGTATGTAGAGTGGGCAGGGGAGCGTTGGACGGTTCCGTCAGTGGATCTTCAGCGCCCCCGGCTCATTCTCAGAATTGGAAAGGTGTATAATGGGCCAATACCAATTCCTGAAGAGGAAGAGGACCCGTAATGGGAATGGCTAGATCTGAACTCCACACGGTACTTCTCTCGATTACGGATAACGTTTATTTCCAAAAACCGCCCTCTACAGGTATGGAATATCCTTGCATTGTTTACAATCGTGACTTTGCAAAGACAGACCATGCCGACAACATTCCATACGCTCATACAAAGCGCTATCAAGTGACTTATATTTCAGAGGATCCTGACGATGGAACCAAGGCTGCTATTGAGTCGCTTCCTATGTGTATATATGATCGATGGTTTGCTGTAAATCAATTAAATCACGACGTCTACAAACTGTTTTTCTAAGGAGAAAACGAAATGACAGCTCTCACATGGGACGGAGTCGGTGAGAAGAAATTCGAAACCGGCGTCGATCACGGTGTCCTCTATATTCCAAATGAGGACGGAGAATACGACAATGGTGTGCCGTGGAATGGTCTCACTAACGTCACCGAATCACCTTCGGGTGCCGAACAGACTAAGACTTATGCCGACAACATTGTTTACGGTGTGTTGACTTCGGTCGAGGAGTTCGGTGCAACGATCACGTGCTATACGTATCCGCCGGAATTCGAACTGTTTGATGGTCTTGCATCGCCCACTCCGGGCGTGAAGGTTGGCCAACAGGCTCGTTCTCCTTTCGGTTTTGCATATCGCACTCGAGTTGGAAACGATGTTGCAGGCGACAGCTTGGGTTACAAGCTGCATCTCGTGTATGGCTGCTTTGCCAGCCCATCCGAGAAGTCGTATGCCACCGTGAATGACTCTCCGGAAATGACTGAGTTCAGTTATGAGCTCACCTCTGTTCCGGTGCCAGTCACCATTGACGGCGAGCAGAGCCAAACCTCGCTTCTTACAATCGATTCCACGGAAGTCAATGCGACTGCACTGGCCGCTCTCGAGGAGATCCTCTTTGGTAGCGTTGGTACAGATCCTGCTCTTCCGACTCCGGATGAAGTCATTGCGATTCTTGACGGCACTGCTACTGCGAGTGACATTGTTGTGGCCGGAGATGTTGATTCGATTGACATTACTGGTACGACTGCGAACGTCTTGTTCACGGTTGAGGCATGGGATGGCGATAACTACAACGTGGTTGTCGGTGGCGATGGTGTCAACGAGGCTGCTGCGGAAGCGCTTGTGCTTTCCAATGGTATTCACAGGGTTACGCTCTCTGGCGCCGCTGGATTCTACATCCCGGCCGCACAACAGGAAGTGTTTATTGTCACAGTAACGTGATGAAGATAGAGGAGACCAAGGAATGCTTATAATCACTGCTCCAGAACAGGAACTGTGGAATCAAGAGTTAGAAGTGTTTACCACACTACCTGCATTCACGATTCATCTCGAGCATTCCTTGGTCTCCCTGTCAAAATGGGAGTCAAAGTTTGAGAAGCCCTTCTTATCTGAATTAGATAAGAAGACCTCTGAGGAAATGCAATGGTACATTTTCTTCATGCAAAATCCCCCGGGGGAATCTTTCGAAAA